GGACCATCATACATTCCACCTGGGTGCGTGACATTGACTAAACCACTAGCAGTTGAAATAACTGTGACCAAACTGTTGCTGGTGCCAAAATCTTTTAATACTGTGTAGGGAAATGTGCCAACTACTTGACTGGCCGCAAAATTAGGAAGTCCAGTAGTTCTATCAAAAGCCACAGGATTTACAATTATTGTCTGGCAATCTAACTTGAAAGTCCATCCTGTGATGTTCTGTCCAAAGTTATAATGTAATGTTTTTGCTGAACTAGGAAATGTAGATTCAATGATCTCAACATCTGGTCCACCAATCCAAGATTGGAAATCTAATACGCCTGCCATAATAATTGCTCCTAAAGGATGAAATCAGCAACACTATGGTGTTCTGAAGTTAAACATATTTACCTCCATCCTTTTTTATGAAGTAGATATGCTGTCAGAATTGACGCTTATTCTTTTGGGTATTCCGCCTTGATGCGTTCTACATATTCTACAAAGGAACCAGTCTTGGCGGCTTCACCAAATAGGCCCTGTTTGATATCATCATAGAGACAATTCAATTCATCTCTAATCTGATAGGCCAACATTCTTTTGATTGGGGCTGGGGTATCCTCAAGATCAGAAGCAATAACCTGATGTTCTGTTTGTGTTTCTATAGTGCTTGATATTGGCATTTTAGTTCCTTAAATTAGGGTAACACTGAATTGAATGTTAGTGAATTGAATGTTGCCCAGATTTCCGCTATAGGTTCCATTACCATTAAACAATCCAACACCAACAATGTTATGTGTGTTTATAGTTTGATATTGGCTTAAACCAAATGTGGCACTTAAATTCACGGGACCACTATAACTTGTGGCTGATCCAAAGGTCAATCCATATTGAGGAGCAAAGGAACTTCCACCATCACGCCAAATAGTTACACCACTACCACCATTGGTGCTGTCATTTTGAAATAATAATAAAATTGGTCCATTTGGATATCCGTTTATACCTGTGGCGTTCATTGTAGCATTAAAGGTTACCCTAATATTTCTACCATTTCCACCACCAACATAGGGATTGGATAAGATATCAGTATAACCTATGGTTTTCCACCAACCATAAAATGAAGCCCCAGTTGAAAAGAATTGATCATAGGTTGAATTATTGCCTAGGGTCACTGTAGAATTGACATATCTTGTGCCCAATTCACTGACTGTGTTAGTTCCACTGCTGATTAGATTGATAACCCCAGAACTTAGACTTGAAGTAGTCACTATTCCTACTGCCAACTGTCCACCATTGATCAATCCTGCCACTGTTAGATTATTACCAATAGTGACATTATTGCCAATTGTGGCATTGTCGCCAACTATTAAATTAGTTCCAATGGTAGCACTATTGGCAATCTTCAAATTGTTGCCAATACTAACTGTGCCAGCAAAGCGAGCATTGCCATTGGTGCCATTGATCCAAGCACCAGCACTGGTATTATTGTCCAATGTGGCATTGGTAGATTGGAAACTCTTACCATAGAACGCTGTAGCCTTGATACTTGTGGCTTCAATACTGTCCGTGGTGATGTTGCCACCATTGATGAATGTAGTGCTGGAAGTTACAGCAAGATTGTTAAATGTAACCAAGCCATTGAACGAAATCCAATTGAACACTGAACTTAGAGTAATGACCTGTTGTCCCTGATAGGTAACTTCTGAGACTGTGTAACTTACAGCCCAATATTTGCTTTGAGCGGCCGCACTGGCAGTATAGGTTGTAGACCATCCACTGCTGATATTGTTGAATGAGCCAGTGGAGAAATTATATCCAATGGCATAAGGAGCATCAGGAGCAGTTTCCTGACTGATGTTGTAGTAGATAAAGCCTGTGGCAGTTCTTGGTCCTGTGGTTCCTGTTGAGCCAACACCATCCTTACCATCTTTGCCTGGATCACCTTTGGTTCCGTCTGTGAGAATAACAAATTGTTGTGCGGCAGGAATACCTTGATAGACTTCACCAAGGTTATTCTTATAACGCACAGGCACAGTCATAATGCCAGTGCTACTGGTTAGACTTGTGGGACTATTAAATTGTGCGTAGGCACCTTGGTCACTGATTAGGAGTGTTCCATAGACTACTTTTTCTAATATGATGTCAGCAGGACCTGTGTTGCTGGTATAACCAATACGCCAGGTATTGTTGATGAATACAGGATCAGCATCATTGGTAGCAGGCACAAAATCAATCATAGCACCGCCGCTCTGTCCATAGAGTCTAGGAGCAACTTCACTGTAGAATACTGTGCCAGAACTGTTTTGTTTGATACCAATAGTTGGAGGAACAAAATGTGCTTCAAAGTTTTGTCCAACAATGGTGCCTAAGGTATTGGGAACCCAAGCAATGCTGTCACTGACTTGACTAAATCCGCTCTTGGTGGCTATGCCAACGGCTCTAGTTTTCCATACATAGGTATCTGCTGGCAGGCCTGTGACTATAACAGCCAGACTCTGACCATTGTTAAATGTATTTGAAGCATTGTTGATCTCAGTGCTGTAGCGTATGAATTTATTGTTCTGATAATCAGCGGCATTGGCATACCAAAATTCCATACCAACAATACTGCCTTTGGTAGGAGTAGAACTGCTGACAGTAAAACTAGGCTGTGTAGAAGAATAGACAACATTGCTGATCACAGGCTTGCCAGGATTGGACAACAATCTAGGATTACTGATACCAGTGTTGAGACTTAAAGTGGCTTCTAATAATTTTTCAATGTTGTTGGCATAGACCAAAGGATTATATTCGCTGGCCACAATCTTAGCATAGAGAGATCCATCTTGACTTATGGCTTCTTGGACTTGATTGACACGGAACAACTTGCCTAGAGCAGGATTGTCAGCCTGTGTGGGCCAACCATACCATTCGTGTGTAACTCCAATGACATCACCAGCATCAATCTGGATACCACTGTAATCCATAGTAAAACTTATGGTTAGGTCTTCACGACTCTGTAGCAGTCTGCGATAACCAAGATACTGTGCTTCTATTTCATTGTTGGTGAAAGGCAATGACAAGGTAAAATTGTTGTCAGGTTCATTGGGACTGCGAACAATGTGTGGAAAATCTCTGATGTTGGCATAAACATAGCCAGTTTGGTCTCTGGCCTTGCTGTTGGCAAATTGAACTTCAATATTGTTGTAGGTGCTGTTTAGGTCAATGGGTGTGATATTGACGCCACCAATGATGCTGTCAGAGTTTACAGTGCGAATACTGGCTTCACTGACTTCTTGGTTGATAATAACGCCCCATTTGCCTAGGATTTCATTCCACTGTAACCAACTGTCACAGGTATCAACTAAATTGTTTAGGTTGGCCAAATAACTCTTTGTGGTGTCAATGGGTCCATTGATACGGAATCTTGGAGCAGTGCCAATAGTAGCGTCTGCTTTGGTATAACTGATAGTATCATCACTGTAGGTATCTAAGGCAGTTAGACTATTAAGATTGATGGCTTCTAAAGCCAGTCCAGCACCATAGCGTGTATTGGTCAAATAATCTTTGATGACACTGCCTGGCTTGGTGAGATTGTTACTCAATCCTAAACTAATTTCACCCAAGGATGTTAGGCCAACATCAGAGGCATATTCAAGGCTAACAATGATGAAAGCCAATTTGTTCATTTGATCAGTTGAAGACCATTTGACAGCATCATCAATGCCTGTATCATCACCAGGTTGATCAACGCCTAGAACTTCATAGGCCTTGCGTGTGGTGCTACCAGCACCTGTGGTTACAGGAGCCGCACTGCCATTCTTATAAAACCAAACACGGATTTTTCCATCAATTTTGGTATCAGTTTCATCATTACTGTCAGTCCAACTAATAACTTTAGTAGTATCTGTGGCATCAAAGTTTAATTTCTTATCACCCCAATACATATCACCAAATGTAAATTCACTGCTGTCAGGAACTTCACTGAAGGTCAGCACATACCACATTTTTTTATTATCTTTGGTGATCTTAGCATCTGTGATAATGGGTTTTAGATAAGCACTACCATAGAGCACAGGTATCTTATTGTCAACATTGGGAGGAATCTGGACTCTACCACCAGCACTACCACTGCCACCACTAGATCCGCTTTCACCGCGTTTCATAATCAGGCTAGATACTACATAGGCAGTGACTAATCTAATGCCCAAGGTAGCCGCGGCCACGGCAAATCCGCCTGCCGCGATTTCAGCCGCTGTAAAAAATAACGGTAATATTAAACTTGATGGCATTTATTTTCTCCACATCTCTTCTTGTTTTTTGAATCCAAATCTTCCATAGTCTAAATCAGGACTATTGACCATTTTACTAATGGTATAAGATTCAAGTTTTCCTTGGCTGACCAAATCTTCACAGTAATTTTGATAGGCCTTGATCAACTTATATCCAGCGGTGGAACCTCTATGTTCTGGTTCAACCCAATAGGCCAATTCATTCATTTGTATGATGCTGGGATCCCAGATGTTGGGCTGTTTAATGGCCAATAACATTCCTGTGATTTCATAATCTCGTTCACTGACAAACATCATACCCATACCTGCCAACATTGTAGTCAACAGTTTTAACACATATTCTTCATTGTCGCATTTGGCTAGACGAGGCCAAGGAGTTTGACTGCGATAGTTTCTCAACATATCACAGATAGTGTGTAGATCCCATTTAGTGGCTGGCCTAATCTTCATTATTCTGCCCCGCCTCCGCCGCCATCTCCACTGCCTCCATCACTACCACCCCCGCCTCCGCCGCCACCAGACGAATTATTATTGCCTGGATCAACCACACTGGTAGCGGCTGTCTTAGGTGTAGGTTTCTGACCAAAGTCAAAATAAGCACCTGCTAGTTTTTCAATGCGATCAAAACTGGTGTCTGTGGAAAAATAACTTTTCATTGACACTGAATTGGTCTTGCGTCCACCAATGTTGTTTTCTAACACACGCTTGTAGGATGAGCAGGTCAAGATAATGTTAAAGATGTCATCATTTTCGTGGCGATCTTCTGCTACATTGTAACTTGTGACAATGCCTTTGAAACGCTGGACAAAATTGACCAAGGCATAATTTTCATCATAGAAGCCACGATATATTTCTACGCTGGCACCACGGATCTGTGTGGCCAAGACCATATAGACATTGCCTTCACCAAACCTTACAGGATCAACACCAGTAAGACTAATGGTGGTATCAAAACTTGTGGCACGGAGATCTCTATGCTGTTCACCAATGGTCAATAGACCACTCAATGGACTATAATCAAATCCATCAACAACTTCGTGGCGAAAACTTGTTGAAAAGGTATAGGGACTGTTGGCATCATCAGGGATGATCAACTTGACAAATTCTGCTGTTCTTACCTTGGCTGAACCTTCTAGTTGTGCTATATTACTGCTCATAGAACTGTCCTTGTATATTCATATAATTGAAAGTCACTGTCAAACTGTAATAGGGCTGTCTTGCCACCTGGCACTAGAGTATAAGTTGGCATATTCACGCAGAGCATATTGAAACTGACACTGTTGCCAATTAAGATGCTTTCTCCAACCACAGGATCAAAGTCAGCATTGAAGAAACTAGGGCGATGCGTGGTCAATGTCACTGTGGCACCACTGCTTTTGTAAACATCGTGGACCACTGTGAAAGGATATGGTAGGCCGTTTATCTGTATGATATCACCTGCCTTGAACATCAGGGTGCCCAATGTGATATCACTTAATTGATTCAATACCAAACTGTTGTTGGTGAAACTTAGGACCCTAAGAGCAGATTGTTGTGCGAGGGTCATATCACCTTGATATTTGAACATCCAAGATAGGTTAGCATTGTTGCCAAATGAAACAACTTCTGGATTGGCACGATCTAATCTATCTAATTCTTCTGTGATCTGACGAGCAGTTTCATA